GGCGATGTCTCCCTACAGCCCCGTGGCCCTGTGGGCCAGCTTCCTGTAGGGCGCTAGAACCTCTAGCTAGGATGCCCAGCTGATGGGATATCTAGGTTACGCACCTGGAACTTTCCAGGCACGACCCAGTATCCCAAGGGGACCAATGATAGATGGGTATGAGTGCATGATGCTACTGTACGTGGGACAACGGGATCAGGGACATACGCTTCCGCACGAGATCGTAAGATCTTCGCGGCACGTGTGCACCAACGGTCCATTAGTGCCACCTGCATACGGAGGTTGACTTCAGCGCACCTTCGATCCCAGTCTAGAAGACCAGGATTGAATGTAACCTTGAACAATTTCCGAAGCTCATCGCCTCGTATCTTGTATCGAAGGCCCTCAAGCACAAGATGCTCAACCTCATAGAGACCCATCTCGAATTCATCGAGCAGGATCTTAAAGGAGAGCAACTTGGCATCCGCTTCGGTTACCTGTGCCCAATAGACCCAGAAAGCTGGAGAAATGACCACGAAAGGAATCATGATCAATCCTCTGCAAAATGAACCCATCGATAAGATCTGACTCCAGAAGTTCTGGAGGAAGACCTTCTTCATCTCCGCCGATGAGAGTGGCGGAGACTGAGACTCAACCATTAGCTGGCTTAGTAAGTCAGTTAACTGATCGAGTTTCGATGACAGTGGATGTGGGAACAACTTGATCCAGACAGCCTTGAAATAAGGCCCACTGGCAGTTCCCCACAACCCACCGTAAGGTCCAAATACTGCAGAAAAGATCGGTGTCTGCCAACGATCCAACCACTTACGTGGTCGGATCATTCGCAGATACCGAGCTAGATCTACAACAACGCGCGTAGAAAAGATGAAATCACGATTCAGGGCATCCTGAATTAAAGTCGGAATTATACGTGGATTACGTAGGGCCGCAAGGATCAACCCAGGACTCATGGGTGAGAAATCACCTAGAGTTGGGGAGATCCATCTCTTAGCAAACTCAGCCGCTCCACTATCTATCTCAAAGGATTTGGATAGATTAATGGAAACACCTAAGCTTGTTATGAGATCTAAGTAGGCACCTGCAACAGCTCGATCGGCAATGATGATATCATCACCTAATAGAGCATAGTGCTGGAACCAACCTTGATAAGCGACTCGACGGGCAGCAACTTGCACCAGAAGATGGTGGGTTACTGCTAGTATGGCCCAGGATGACAGAGCACCCATAGGTTGACCAACCGCGTACTTAACCGGCTTACCATCAAGATACCAAGATCGCCCTGTAAGCAAGGCAGCCCAATTACGGGCCCAGCCAATCCCAAGTTCTTGAAGAACCTGGATTTGGAGCTTAACAGGTAATCTATCGGTAGCTGCTGAAAGATCATAGGAGAACACTGGAGCACCGGAGGCTCGGACATAACTCATGAGGCGGTGGACTGGAGCCATCTGATCGAAGGTTCCATCCTGAGGAATGGTCTTAAGGATGTCAAACAACCCGTCATGGAGGGGTCGCAGGAGAACCTGCGTCCACCAGTCGGTAATTGCGACAACCCGGACTTTCCCTCGAGCCTCATAAAGTAATGCCAGACGCCCAAGGTAACCAGGGAACTTCTTGACTAACAGTAATAAGGGCACTAACGGGAGGGTTGAGACCACCGTGAGTACATTCCATAAGAGGATCCAGCGGTTCTGAGCCCAGGCGATGACCATCCAGTTATACCACGTGAGTGGATCTAACATGAATGATACAGCGTCCAGGCCAGCAGACCAAGTGGATTTCTTGAAGTTAGGACCGACACTCTCATTGAAGAACTTCCATGAGAGTCGTCCCAGTACTAACATCCGTGGTAGTGTACCTACAGCTTGAGTCACTTCCCAAACAGACAGTGTCGCTTCCATACCTGAGAAGGCACCAGTGATGGTGTCTAACTTCAGGCTTGGTGAGCAGCCGAGGACACGATAAACGGATAGCACGGTCAAAGTCACCCGGATAACCAATAGCCCCAGTGCGTGGTCCTCTCCTCGTAAGAGGAAGAAGTACTTTCGCAAGGGAGCTGGTAGGATAACCGGGATACCTGATCGAGTTGCCCGCACTCGTACAGTACCGTTTCGATACTTATACGGTGTAGCATTCACCCATAGTACAATCATCCGAGATACCTCGGCCAAATACTGAGTAAGCCAAAGGCTACCGTTC